AATGATCTTGTTAGTGTCTGTCTCGAAAAGAGTGTCTCCAGCGCTTGGCGATGCGGGGCGAGTCGATGATGTGCAGGTTAAGAGTGTGCTAGTCATGGTTAAGTTGCAGTGTCTCCTGCCAAAACGAAGACGTCGGCCGCCGTTGCAACCAAGGAGGCGACTCCGTGTTGGCCTGCGATCTTAGTGTGGCTTTGGCGATTGTTAATGGTCGTAGACGATGCTGTGAAACTGACTTGGCCCGCTCCTTTTTGGATGATCGAACAATTGAATCCTGCGCCGAGTCCCGAAGGGACGGTAACGGTGACAGCCGATGCGTTGTCGCAGGTAATGACCTTGCCCGCATCCGATGCCACAAGAGTGTAGGTTGTCCCCGTCTGATCGTTCAAGGTTGCGTCAAATCCAAGGATCGCATTTCCGTCGAAATTAAAGTCGGATAGGTTGCCTGCGTCGATGGACACAGCGCCTGTCAATGAGTTAACCGAAGACACGGGAGCTGAGGCCGCAGCCATAAGGTTCGTTACCGAAATCTTCTTAGTCGTCGGAGTCCCCGCAACGTCGTCCACGATAGCGAGTAAGTCGGCTCCTGCGGGAGTTGCCGAAAGCTCCGTAAGTTCTGTTATTTTTTTATTAGCCATTATTCTTCAAATAGTAGTATTTCGTTATCTTCCGTGGTCATCGGATCCTCGTCTTCGGTAAGTATAGCTAGGTCGGGAAAAGAATCGAACCCGTAAAGATTACCAAAGGCGGGTCTTATGAACTGATTCGGTAGTGCTGTTATCTCACTAGGTTTATCTAGCTGATCTGTGAAGGTAATTGACATTACAAGGAATCGGTAGTGCCGTCGGCAAATACGGAATAAGTGCCATCGGTATACGACGAAACGTTGGCTCTTATCTTTTGGTAATGCCCGTGGTCATCGCGTACAAGGACGTTTCCGTCGGCGGTTACTGCTTCGCTGTGGATCTTCCTCCAACCGCTGCCGATGTACGCTTCAACATCCACAGTCGCACCGCTCGTTACCGAACTGGATACAATGGCGAATGTCCAGCCTTTCGAACGTTCAACGCTGAAGGACGAGCCCGCTCCTGACGCGCTTACGCCGTCTAGGAGAGTGATCTTCTGGAGTGATTTTAACATTGTTAGTCTTTCTTTGTTAGGTGTTTAAGTTAATTCCCGAACCGACGTAAGAACCGCCCATGCTTGGACGACTGCGGGTCAAAGCCAACGTACCTCGCATGGGTCTCGCTCCGCTCCTCTGCCTTTTGGCTTGCTTCGAGCTTACCGCTCTAGTCTCTACCTCGGTCGGAGGAGGAGGCGGCGGCGGTGGAGGCGGAGGCATTTTAGGACTACCCATGCACATGATTATTCTTTCGTTGAAATTATTGTTGTATGTTGTTCTTCGTAAACGTCTTTTAAGAAATCTACTACAAAGCGTTGTCCGACTTTGATCCAGATGTCACGCTCGCTGTCCTTCGGGTCAGCCATACGTACGGGAAAGCGTACGTCCAAAGCGTCGATTAAATCTTTGCTCAAATCGGGCAACTTTCTTTCTATAGAGAAACTCACGGCTAACAATTTAGACCCTAAAACGGGTCAGGTCTAGTCAAATCTTCGTTCAGTTCGCCCGTCACCCCGTGTACTATGTGCGAGTATTTACGCTTTTGCGACGTGGTAAATTCTTTAGGCATCCACAGATACTTCAGTCGTTTGTGCTTGTGATTGTACTCGTCCTTGCGAATCAGATACGCCATCCATGCGTTCGTCAAAGCCTCTTCTTCGGTCATACCTGCATCGTTATAAGCTTTCATTACCGTCTCCCAATTCGCTCCGTTAGTTTCCAGTAACCGCTGGGCTTTAACTACTCCTATCCCTGGAACGCCCTTGAATCCGTCCGTCGAATCTCCCGCTATCGTTTGCATCAAGTGGTAAGCGTCCGCTTCCTCTTCCGTTATATCGTGCATCTCTCCTCGGTTGAAGTCGTAGAACTTACACGGTACGCCCTTGAAGTCCTTGTCGATTGAAACAATCACCCGTTCATCTGATCGGTTGGGACGCTCGGTTGCAAGTATGGCAAGTACGTCGTCCGCTTCGAGATTAGGATAGGTAACCGTCCCGTACTCCTCGTTCATCCATTCGCGTATGGGGTTGAGTCCTATCGGTGCGAACTTGGAACGACGATTGGCTTTGTAATCGGGGAACAGTTTGCGTCGAAAGTTGTTCTTGTCGGATATAGCCAGTATGAAGTCGTCCGCTTTCAAGTGTTCTTTGAACGTCTCCAAACGATCCACGATCCAAGTCTTGGCAATGGCTAGATCGGTATGAACCGTCCACAGTTCTTCTTCCCATTGGACGTTGACTTGAGCCGTGAAGGCAGATTGATACGCCAGTACGTCGGCGTCTATTAACATTATCGTTTTTTTCATTTGTAGAATATGCTCCAGTTGTTTTGATATTTTTTGTATTTTCCTTTGCTCTCGTTCTGCGGATACAGCTTGGCTGTTTTGCCCGTCACTTCGAATCGAGGTATCAACCACCATGTGTCTATGGGTAATACGTAACAAGCCACGACGTCTACTTCCTCGGATATTTTTTCTTTGTGACCGTAACCTACGCCTGTCGTTATGGAGTAACCGCTGCCGTGCAGTCGCTGAGAAGCTTTGACTTGTACCTTTAGGTCGCCAGCAGGACAGGTAACGATACAGTCCCAAGGCATCGGCGTAAGGGGCAAGTGCGGTTCGAAGTTACGTTCCAAGCAAAGCGTAATCAGTTTGAACTCAGCGATTGCTCCGATGCGTTGGGTTTCTGAAGAAGGCATCAGTGAGTTTCCGCCCAGTTCTTTCCTACCTTGTATTCTCCGTCGAGCGGACAATGCATCTTAAAGACTTTACCTGCTTGCCTGATTGCGTTGACTGCAAGCTTGCCGTAAATGTCCGTGAACTTAGGCAAGACCTCCGCTTGGAACTCGTCGTGAACGTTGGCAACAAAGGCGTATTCTCTGCCGACAGCCCAACCCATTCGAGTCAACTCGTTGTGTAATTGAATGACCGCTTGTTTCATCACGACCGCTCCAGCCGATTGCAACAACGTGTTGAGAGCTGCGTGGTCGGAGCGGATAGGTAACTTCCTGCCGTCCAATCCCGTAAGGTAGCCTTGTCGTCTAACCTTTTCTTCGACTGCTATCTTTAGTTTGTTCAATGCAGGAAGAGCGGCAAGGAATCGCGCCTTGAGCATCTTTCCTTCCCGTGCCGTACCTCCTACGATTTCCCCGATCTTCGCATCACCCGCGCCGTATAAGAATGCATAGATGAACGTCTTCGCTTGGTCTCGTGTTTCCAATCCCGCCGCCTGTTGATTGACCGAGTGAATGTCTCCTTCGATAACGTTCTTTCCGTAATGACCGCCGTCGAATCCAGCAAGGTAGTGAGCGAGCATACGCAGTTCCAACCCGCTTGCGTCGCAACCCACTAGGTCGTAACCTTCGCCCGCTTTGAACAGTTCTCTGCATTGCTTGCCGTAAGGCGAGCGGGTAGCAGGGACTTGAGCAAGGTTCGGGAACGAGTGAGTACAACGACCCGTAACCGCTCCGTTGGTGTTGACCCGTCCGTGTATCCGACCGTTACGTACGCATTTGATCCAAGCATTGTCTCCTTCGGCGAGCATACCAAGACGTTTGGTAACCATGAGATAGTGCAAGAGCAGTTGAGCGGACGCATGTTTGACCGACTTCAACACGGCTTCGTCGATCTTCGGCTTGCCGTTCGGAGTGAAGTGAGAAGGTTTCCACCCTAGATCTTTCAATCGTTCGGCTATCTGATCGCCACTGTTTGGGTTGAATGGTTTGCTCTTTGTCTTGTTGTCGAGTTTGGTTGCTTTGTTAGCTAACGCCTGTGTCTTCCCTTCCAGTTTCAACGTTTGCTTTAACTTGGCTTTTGTTTCAGCCGAGTACGTGACGTCGTCAATTTCCACCGACCATCCCGAAGGCGTCTTTGTTTCTTCGACGCTTGGCGGAAAGATCCGTTGTAGTTCGTCCAACAATTCGGCTCGTTTCATAGCCAACTCGGCAATCAGTTCGTCCGCCTTGTCGCTGTCAAACGCAAAGCCTGTCATCTCTTGGTCCCGCATGATCTTGGCAAAGGCGTGTTCGACGTTCAACATACGACTGTCGGGATTCTTTTGTCTCAGGTACGAGCCGACTGCAGCGGTAACGAGTACGTCGCGTTCGCAATACTTCTTCATCTCTTCGCTGTACTCGTCGAACGCGCCTTCCTGCTGTCCGAAGTCGAGCTTGAACATCCCTCCAAGACGTTCGCCCCATGCTTTCAAACTATGCGATCCCCACAGTTCCTTCGGGAACTCGCGACGTTTCATGTCGGCTGAACGAATATCGGAATGCACGGCACGACAAGTTACCATCGTGTCTAGAATACGACAGTTAGGCAACCAGTTGTACAGCTTTTTCAAGACGGGTACGTCGAATCCGATCACGTTATGTCCGATTATGGTGTCCGCTTGGTTAAGCATTTGCAGTCCTTGCGGGATGCCGTCGCCGTGAAACGTAATCATACGGTCTTTGACGGGATCGAAGATGCTTAGACAATGAACGGTCTTGAGGTCTTCGAGTAGGGTGAAATCTTCGATGCCGTTTGTTTCGATGTCGAAGTAAAGGGTACGGAATTGTTTGTTATTCATCACGGTATTTAGAAAGGATGATTCGCACCCATCGCTTGATTGTTATCGTTGTCAGTTGCAAACATCTGCGGATCAGTTTCATTTAGTCTTCCTGTTTTTTGATCGAAGAAGAGCGTCGTAGCCAATCCAGTTTCTCCGCTGAATCGGTTCTTCAATACTCTTATCCGTGTTTGGTTGGCGTCGGACTCGGACTGTTGGTTGCGTTCCAACCCGATGACCATGTCCGACAGTTGAGGTATGGCGTGGGAACCGCGTAGATGGGCAAGACTTGTCGCTGCGCCTTCTTCGTGTCCCGCTCCATGCGGTCGTTTCAAATGACTGACCAACACCATACCGCATTGAGTCTCTTCGACGAGCGAGCGTAGCCTTGTCATCGTGTTGTCAATCAACCTGCGTTCGTCGTCTCCGTCGAAACCGCTCACCACAATCGACAGGTGGTCTAGGAATATCCACTTACAGTCCAGTCCTTTGCATAGGTATCTGATTCGATTAAGCAGATTGTCGCTGTCGCAACTACCGAAGTGATCGTAGGTAAAGAAGCGTCCGTTCCCTACCGTCTCTTCAAACGCAGGTCTTAACGCTTCGTGATGGATGTCCTTTTCGAGATGCAACGGTTTGTTCTCATGCAGCCCGATTATACCCAGAGCCGTGCGTCTCACGCTTTCTTCCAACGCGATGTACCCGACGGTTTGACCCGCTTGTAACAACGAGTAGGCGGCTTCACGACAGAACAACGACTTCCCGATTCCACTACCCGCGCATATCGTAACGAGTTCACCTCGCCTCAAGCCGTGCGTCATGTCGTTCAACGATTGATATGGATAAGGTTGAGCCTCGACGTTGTTTACTTCCGTCAGTTTTTCCCACAACTCAGCCGCTCCTATGATCCCGTCAGGCCGATAGTCCCTCGCTTCATACGTCGCTTGGCATATCTCCTTGGCACGATTTGCAACGAGCATATCGTTCGGGTCTTTCAACGGAAGCTCTGCAATCTTTGCCTTTCCTGGGGTCAACAATGCCGCGCATTCGGTCGCTCCCTTCCGTCCGCTGTCGTCCATGTCGAACATGAAGACCACTTCGTCGTACCTTTCGAGCCAGTCAATCGCTTGAGCCACGTGGTTCTTAGCGCTACCTGCTCCGTGAGGTACGGAAACGACAGCCCATTTGTTATTCCACGCTTGAGACACGGACAAAGCATCGACCTCGCCTTCGGTTACGATTACTCGACGTCCTCCGTCACTCCATAAGTGTTGACCGTATAAGCCGATGAGTTCTCCACGTACCTCAAACCTTTTGTTTGCGTAACGGATCTTCTGACCGACTAACTTGCCGTCCCGACTGCGGTAGTTTGCGACTTGCGCTTGCTCGTCGTTCACCATAGCCGAGTGATAACCCCACTTCTTGCACGTTTCCTGCGTGAGGTTACGACGGGCAATGGCGGTAGGAACTCCGTTCGTTACGAAAGGGCGAGTGTTCTTCGGTTTGTTTGTTTCATTCGTTATTGGTATTTCCATTCGTTGTTTGTTGTTGGGTTGTATGTTTTGTCCACAGCTAAAGCAATGGCTCGAACCGTCTACGTAAGTTGATCGGGCATCGCTCGAACCGCAGGATGGACACGACGTGTGGACTTGCTCGTATTCAGCCATGATTTTGGTATCGTTTTGTCACAATATTTGATTCCTTTCTTTTCGCACCACATTGCGTAGGTAGTCTTGCTACCCTTGCGAATTTTGTTTGATGCGTTTTGAAAGCAAAGACGGACGTCGAGTTCGGGATGTTGTTCGCGAATCAGCATATGTTTAGTCCTGTCTTCCGAAGTCCATAGTCCCTTGGTTTCGACTATGATGCCGTTAGGCAAGATGAAGTCAGGCGTATACGTTGCTACTTTCATGTACTCAATCTTCGTACTTTCGTACTCGAACTCGACGCCCAACCGCGTCAGATAATGAGCGGTCTTTGCTTCGAATCCAGATCGGTACTTAGAAGTTCGCTGCGCTGGGCGTTTCTTCCTTTTCCGTTTGGTCATCCGTTTCGGGTTGGTTCAAAGTATCTTCGAACGTTTCTCCGCCGTGTTGATAACCGCCCTCTACTGCCGTAAACCCGAACGATGATGCGTTCTCGCTGGCTCCGATTTCTTGGAGTTCGATGACCTGTACGGCTTGAGGTTCCAGAGTCATGCCGAATCCGTGAGCCGCCACGAACCAAAAGCGTACCTTCAATCCTAGCTTGACTCGACTACCCCCTCCGATGATTACGTCGTTCTTCATGGGTTGACCCTTACTGTCAAAAAGACCGACGGTAAGCTTGTATTCGGTGTTGTCTTTGCGTTTACCGCCGCCTTTCATCTTGGTCTTGATCACATAGTTGTTTTCGTCGTCGATAAAGAACGGACTGGCGGCTTGCTTGAGAGACTTCTTGCCTCGCTTTTGACATTCGGCGGTATAAGCTTCCTCGTACAGCGGAGTGATTTCTTTCTTCAAACCGTTCCATTCGTCTTCGGTCAGGATCAACTCGCATCGATATACTCCGTATCCGTCGTTGTCGAATTTGGTGTCGGGTTTGTTAAGCCAGCAATAGCGGGCGGTTCCTATTGGTGTAGTTACTGTTTTCATTTACTTATTAGCGTTGTTTTATGCGAAGAAATAATCAGAACCCAACACCTCAAGCGGATCAAGCGATCCATAAGGGGGCAGGTCTGGTAATTCCTTCTCGGTTTGTTGTTTGATCTCATCACGGAAACCCGCAAGTAGATCGGTGGTAAAAATTTCAGCTGCGGATCGTCGGATTATACCGCCCAAGGCGTCGCACTTGTTGCAATGCGTAGCAAACGAATCATGCACCATAGCCAACGAGTCAATACCGTGTTCTTTGGCGTAGTTTGCAGTCGATTGAGCTACGCTTGCGTCAAGACTATGCACGAAGTTAGGACTAATGCCGTTGGCTTGACGGATCTTGTCGATGTCGGACAAAGGTTCACGCCACTTGACGAACGAAATCTTTTCGCCAAGCAAGGTGCGTATCCGCATCGATTTTGCATCGGCGTACTTTTGTTTGATCTTAAAGCCAAGCGGACTAGTCCAACGTACTTCCTTGCCTTCGTGTCCAAGTATTCGAGCGACGTCTTGTAACCATTTCATAACGGCGTTCGGTCGGTCGAGACATTCGTCCATTGCTTTCCATACGAGTTGGGACAACTGACCAATGGCGATTGTAGATTCGTTACCAAACGGGTCAAGGTTGTCCTTCAAACATTTCTCCGAGTACCATTCGGCGACGTACTCCCTGCAAGAGTATCGCGTACCGCCGTAGGGTTTGACCATGACGGGTCGCTTGGTCGTCTTCCTGTCCACTCCAAACTTTAACCAAGCGGTCGCAATGTGGTCGCCTTTCTTGGCTCGGTTCAACAACAACTCGTTCACCCTGTCGGATACGAAGGAGTAGAGGTCGGCGGGTTCGTCAGTTTGTGTAACGTTTGTAGCTGCCCCACCGACCTCATCCCTTCCCAACAACGAAAGTATTTGAATGCCGTTGTTCGAAGCGTCCATTGCAACGGGCAGTCGGGTCTTGAATCCCCTTCCCCCGCATTCCAACATCGCACCCCATTCGAAACAGAACGCCAAGAACTGCCACGGCTCGTCCGCCTCAGTCCACCAGTCGTTCGTTATCGGGTCTTTGCATACTTCGAATATCTCGTTCTTTCGACTGTGTACCCACGCAACTCGTTCGTCGAAGGTCACCTTGTCGTTTCCAAATTGGTTCGCGCCGTGAATGGCAAGCCATCGAGCTTCGGTTTCGGGTTGCCAAATCGTCTGAGTCTCGTCGAAACAAAGCAATGACTTGGCTAAGTCCGTTCCCTGTGGCGAAAGAAAGTAGGGAATCGGATACAAGCGACCACGAAAGTCGAGTTGATGCGGATAGTAAAACTTTTTACCTGCGTACTTGCCCGCCATCCACAACGTCTTGATGATATGCAAGCGTTGACTGCGCATGGACAAGTTAAGGTTGTGAATCGTACCGCATTTGCGACTGTATTCTTTCTTTAGTTCCTTGTCTTCCGATGCACGGGCAGGGAACGGAGGTAGCTCGTAGTCCGACCGTCTGCACATTTCCCCTATTTCGCGATCATTATCCCATGCCCAACGAGCTACCTCCAAAACCTTTTCGTTCACCCTCCATGCCGTCGATTGAACGTGGTTGACTGCGTCCGTGACGGGTTTCATGTCTTCCGTTTTCAAGCTACGCAAGTAGTCCATGTCGTAGGTCTTGATCAAAGTAAGAGGTGGAAGCCCCGCGTCTGGATCGTACCCCCCACGCCAGACCGATACCCAATCTTTCGGAGCTTCCACCATCGGCAACCATAACGGTCGCAAAACTTCTTGGTCCGCGTTGTACCTTTGAATCCAAGCGAACAAGTCGTCGGTTGCCGTGACGTACATCACCGTCTTTTGACGCTCGCCTATCATGTTGAACGCAATGTAATGTGTCGTCGTGCGGATAAGTTCGAGTAACCACGTACCCATCGCAACCTTGTCCCGTCTACTCCACGTCTTCCAACGTTCCATGTTCCCTTTCTTCGCTTCGCCCCGTTCGTGACGCATGAACGCATCAACCTTGCGACGGTAACTACGCTTGCTGTCTTTTTCCACGTCTTTGGCGGCGTAATGAAACACTTCGTTATGTTCCGTTTTCAACCAACGGTAATGCAACTCGTCTTCAATGTACGAAGCGATCCGTATCGCAGACGAAACCAACGGACGACGAATCGATATGCAGTCGAGCGTACATTTAAGACTGAGCATCCCAATCATTTCGGGTTCCATGTCCCAAACCAACGGCATCCAAACGGGAACGGCATGGGGATTCTTGCGGTGGTATTCAATCCGTTTTCCAACCTCGTCTATGAGCTTAGGCAAAGCTCCGCGCATCAAGCGTTGACCATAAGGCGATTCGGATTCCTTGGCACGATCCTGTGAAGACTTAACTTTGCCACGGTAGCGGGCAATGCCCGACTCTACCATTTCCAGATTAAGCTCAAGTTGCTCCATACAAGTCGTTCCAAAGGATTCTTACTGCACGTTCACAGGTCGCAGGGACAACACCATTGCCTAGCAACCTCAATCGATGAATTCTGTTGGCAATTGGGTCCACCCGACAGGGACGCCCATCAGTTCTTCCACCCAGTTCGGCGACAAAAGTTCGCGGTTGTTCCCACTCGTACTGCTCTTCTCCAGGGCGGGCGGGCCATTCCAATTCATCTTCGGATTGTTCACGTCCTCCCTCAAGTTCTTGCATCCTCCCTTCTTCTTGTTCCGCGCGAGCGCTTCCCCAGTCTTGGGTGGTAGATGATCCATCGTGTTGGGTGTTGCCCAATTCTCCATCCTCTTCAAGTCCCGTCCCAAGCACTTCCCACTCGTATTGTCGTTCGTTGGGACGGGCGGGAAAGCAGGG